GTGTTGCCTACGGTTATCAGCAAGCTGCAACCTTTGTGTTTTACCAGACACGTGGCACCACGACTCCAATCCCTGGCTCTGGTGATTACAGAATTATTTTTGCAAAAACTCTTCCTGCTGGCAGTGGCACAGTCGATTGTTCTGACGTAATGCCTCAGTTGGCTGTTCCTGCTGCAAGTGCTGGTAACACTAATGGTTTAGGCCCCACGGCTCCGCTGCGCAACAAGGGTATCTACCTGGAGCGCGGCGACCGTATTTACGTGGGTGTATTCCCTGACGGTCCAAATAGTTCTGGTTACATTCCCGGCGTTCATGTAATTGCGCAAGGCGGTTTCTTCTAAGGCATGTCTCCCAAAGGAGGCGATAAATTCGGATCTTTTGTCAAAGCAAGTGACACTGATCCTTTTCGCCTAAGACCGATTACAACAGAGTTTTCTCCTGGTGGCGTACCTAATTCTCTTACGGTCGTCAACAGAGAATCTGCATGGTCTAGATGGCGACGTGGCTACGAAATTGCCACCGCATGTTTTTATGACAATGCGTATGAATATCCGTTTAGCTACGTAATTCCAGTACCAGCTGGAACACCAGCTTCTGTTGCAGCAGCACAACCAACCATTCCTGGAACCTTTGTAGGGTTCCCTACTAAAAACAAAGAGTTTGGTATGCATTGGGCTGGGGCTCGCTTGGCGGGATCCTTGCGCTGCGACAACTTAATTGACAAGACGACAGGGACCAGGCTTTACATTGAAATGGTGACGGAGGATTCGTCGTACTGGTACGTCAAGCTTGCCGGGAACTGGAGCACAAGCAATCCACTACCCCCACCGTTTTACGTGGCCCTTCCTGGCGTTCCTAACGGCCTTAGAGCGATCAATGGTGAGATACTGGAGGACCGCGTCATCACTGTTGGCGCACCTCCGATCACCAAAGAAACAATTGACCCAGCAACGCAAAAACGATACGGCTACATTCAAGCTGTCATCGTAGAGACGTATCCGTTCACTGGAATCCTGAAGCTTCGTAAATCGGGTTCAGTTGAAGCAACCCCAGATACAAACCTTGTAACGCCAGCAACCAAAGGTCCCAGTTTTAATAGATACTTAATAACTGGTGCAAGATACTGTTGCTCTTGCCAAGATTTTACGCATCGTGATTACTCATTCATGAATAATCTTGGAGAGGGCAATAAGAAGATGTTTCCGCGAACAAGCATTGCTTCTATTAAGCCTGGTCGATATGAAAAAACAAGGCTAAACGGAAAGCTTAATAACAATGCAATGACAAGTGCAACGGTTGATCGCAAGATGGATATTATTGCGCCCTCGGCACAGTACACAGTTCCGCCTGAAGTCAATACAATCTCAACGGTAGATACTGATGCAACCAGGGATTTTACTGGAGTGTTTCGTGAGTTTGGTGCTACATACCTAAGAAGTACTACTAACCCTTCCATCCCTGGTTCCAGGGCAGAAGGGATGCCTTCATATGAAGACTACACTTCGGCCAATGGCCAGATTACTTCGATTACAGATTTTTGGACACCGCTACTAGATGAGATGCGTTATTGCAAACACATCTATGCCATGAAGTTTGCAGAAGGTAATTTCCCTCCAGAACCGTCTGATTTTCCAGTGGAAGTAGGAAGTATGGCGGCGTGGGAGCAAAAATTGGTTGATCAGACTGAAAATGAACAGCAAGAGTTAATTGCAGCGGACTTGTCAAGAACATCTTTGTCAATGATGGATGTTCCTCCATACAATTGCCAATCACCAATGATGATGCCAATGATGCAGAAACTGTTCAACATTCCCGCTAACTTTGTCATGATGAGAGGTTTTACAATGTATGACAAGGATGGCACTGCATACAAACCATCACTAGGCCAATTGCCAGCATCGTCATGACAACGCCAAACTTTGGAGATGTTGTAGATACAAACTTTATTTACTCACAAGAACAAGATGATGTTCGCAAGTACGGTTTTAGTGAGTTCCAGATAAGTGGTCGGCCTACCATCTATCATGCCGGTGACGTCGTGCACTTGCCTTTTGCTTCAGGTGAGCTCTCAACAATTGAAGCCGTAGGCCTTGCCTGGTCTGGTTACGTGAATGGTATTCCGCCAGAAGAATAGATAAAACAAAAGCCCCGCGTTAACGGGGCTAATGCACTCAACCGTGTTTATCACACAGCCATGAGTTGTTGCTCAAGCTTATCAAGACGCTTGCGAACAGCAGCAACGTTCCAACGATAGCTATCCCTGGAACGGGTCTCAGGAAAAGCAGCGTAGTGGGTACCAAGCTTCAGAGTGCCGTCGTCGCGGTATTGGAAGAGGGTCTTACGGTCAATGCCGAGGAGTTCTTCCACACGTTGTGCGGAGACCCATCCAGGGTGCTTAGCCATGGCTTGAGAAGCTGTCTACGTCACAAGCTTATCAGCCGTCAAGAGGCCGTCAACGGCTTTAACAAAGTTTTTATCTCTTTACTTTCTCTTTGAAAAGTCAGGTGAAATTAAAATAGGTTAACAGCACACAAGAGCATGTTCAATTGCGAACAGGAACCCCTCGCCCTGCTCATTGAATTAACTCCGAAGTTAGCAAAGAAACGTTACCGCCAATCTATATACGACGCCTGGAACTCAAAATGTGCTTATTGCGAAGAAGTTGCCACTTCCCTGGACCACATCGTCCCAAGGTTTAAATCTGGTTCTAGCAATAGAAATAATCTTGTACCTGCATGTCGCAGGTGCAATACTTCCAAGGCCAGTACTAAGGTAAATGAGTGGTTTGAAAAACAAGAATTTTTTACACAAGCTAAGATGGATAGAATCAACTCCTGGATGAAACAAGAACCTATTGACGTTTTTGTTTATCAGGTAGATACGCTATCGGTGGCTGTTTGACATGGGAATTTCATATGACCCCGTAAATAGATGGGTTCTTGTACATGAAAAATATGACTATCCTACAGATTTACCAACAGACTACCCACCTAACAATCAAATTAATACAGAAAACGCTGCCCTGAATGCGGCTAATATTGCAAAAAATGTTGCTTACAATAACGCTATTGCAATAATTGCAAACACCAGGGGCGGGGACTATGTTTCTCAACGTAGCTCCCTACGCAACCTCCCTGGCATTGACGACAAAACAAAGCAAACGATTGAAAATGCTTTTAAAACTTATTACCTAACAGAAAAACTTCAACGATGGAATACAAATCTTGGGGCAAAACCCCCATTTGGTTCATTTAATCCAGCCTATTACAAAAAAGCAAATCCAACAGTTGCTGCTGCGTGGCAGGCTGCGGTAAATGATGACGATATTGATATCACTGAACGCTATAGCGAGAACGGTTATTATTTACAGCATTACACTAACCAGGGAAAAACATCAGGATTAAGGGGTAATGCTGAGGAAAAAACTGAGGCAGCTTTTGATTACACCGAAAAGAAGCCTACGGATGCTGACTTACAACTGGTAAGAAACCTTCAATTAGGCGTTGATACCGCGTCGCAAACTCAACGCTTGTTGAATATTCCAGAAATTGCGGCTGAGTGGAATAAAGCCAGAAGCGGAGATTCTTATTGGTCAAAACAAGCAAAAGGAAAATATTTGAACCTGGACAAACCGGATGATTTTGTTGCATTATTTAGATTATCCGAGAGACCAGAAGATAAGCAGATAAGCTTGAAGTACAACATCAATGCGGGTTATGGAGTCACGGAACTAGAAGATGCTATTAACGAAGCAGTAAGCGAAAAAACAACAGTTGACCTTAAGCGGTTTGGTGCGTTAACACAGGACGCACTAAAAACTACTATTGCAGAAATGAAGAAGGCAAAAGGCAAAGAGCAAATGCTTAGCCTTTATGGTGGCTTTGGTGGTTTTAGCGAGGTTGCTGATATTAATAAGGAAGTAACCAACACTATTATGGGGGACTCTGGTGTTGGTGGATTACTTTCTTTTACGTCAGGAGGAAAAGCAGAAGAATCTTTGGAGAAAAGCTTACAAAATATCACCGGTGTAAAAAATAACGCTACCTACAATTGGCAACAATGGTTTGATAGCGCACTGAAGAAAAAGTATGAACAAGATTTAGAGCTTGGTTACAGTGCAGAGGAATCAAAAGAACAGATAAAAATAGAAGCTGAGTTTGCGCGAAACTTTATTGATAAATATTTGGCTCCACGTTTTAACACATCGCGTTCTATGGATGAATTTGTTGAATATTTAGATCTTCGCCAAGAGGGCCAAAGTCCCTTTATGCTACAGGATCTTTTAAATGCAACAAGCCAAGTTGCAAATTTAAGGTCAGAGATGTACCTGGACCAGCTAAAGTCATCTTCTGATCGTTATTTTAACGCTGACTTTTATTTTAATCCAACAGGGGACAAGGCTAGGACATCCAATTACGCAGAGCAAGCATCAACCGTTGCTTCTGACTGGGAAGCAGCAAAGGGTAGCGACCCTTACTGGGCGCAGCAAGCCTATAGGTTTGGAATTGATCTTAAGGATAAAGAAGCCTTTGCAAAGGTACACTTCCAAGTCAAGGGGCAAGGGCGTGGCTATGACGGGGCAGAGGATATTCTTAATGCTGGTAAAGTGCAAGATGAAATATACTCGAAGATTCTTCCTGCAATTAAAGAAGAAGCACTAAAACAAAGCACTGTTTTTAGTCAGTTTGTAACACCAGAAGAGTTTACCGAAGAGCTTTTGAAGGGCCTGGACCCAGGGGATAAAAATTCTTGGAGTGAAGTTCTTCAACGGTACGGTATGACTGATTTCAAAGGAACTGTTGAAGAGCTTAAAGATTATGTGGTAGAGACATTGCGTACAGGATCAGCTCAAAAAATAAGAGAGGAAATAAAGTATTTAAACGAAAAACGCAAAAAACCAACCCAAGAAATACTTGGCTTAACTTACATTGAACGACCAGAAGACTACAAAAAACAACAGGCAAAACCAGCGACTAAATTGTATGAGACATTTCAGTCAGCTGGTTACCGGGGAACTGAAGATGAGTTTTACGAAAAGTTTTTCCCTGATCTAGACAGAGCAGAGCAAACCTTGCTAACAAAAGCTGGCTCAGATAAAGGACTTAAGACATACGGCCTAGACATGAGTGACCCCTTTGCCTCTCTTGGAACCATTGAAAGTTTCTTTGGTGAAGAAACGCCATCTAAAAAAGAAACCAAGACAACTAAAGATACCGATATGGATAGTTATTTTAAACTGGGATTAGATGACGACGAAGATGAAGGCTACAAGTCCAAAACAGGTAGTCAGATTCTTGGTGAGTTCACGTCCATGTTCAAGGGTCTCTGATGTCAGACAAGCGTAAAAAGGCAGCCTCTGCCGCTAAGTTGCATAAAGATTCAATGGCATGCAACAAACCCAGACGTACTCCTGGGCACCCGACCAAAAGTCATGTGGTAAAAGCGTGTGAAGGGGGCGAAGAAAAAATCGTGCGCTTTGGCCAACAAGGAGTAGAGGGAGCTGGTAAAAACCCCAAGACAGCAAAAGACAAAGCCCGTAAGAAATCTTATTACGCTAGACATAATGCCCAGGATCCAAACCCAGACAAAATGTCAGCCAGGTACTGGAGCCACCGTGTAAAATGGTAGTGCCTCACTCAACTGCAAGTGGCAAAACCCAAGTCCAGCTTAGCTCTCAAGCCTGAGTCCAAACCTAAGAAAACTCGCCAAGGGCGGTCAAAAAGTACTAAGTTAAAACAGGGTCAAAAAAAGTACCGTGGTCAAGGTAAGTAAATTGTGTATGATTGGGAGTAACGATAGTTGCTCCCATGTCAGATCTTTCTCGTGCGATTAACTTAATTCGCAAGTACGAGGGCTTTAATGAAAAAGCCTACCCGGATCCGATCACGGGCGCAGAACCTTACACAATTGGATACGGAACTCAATTCTATCCAGATGGATCTGCCGTTAGACGCGGACAGTTCTGCACCATGGAAAAAGCACTGGAATATCTATTCAATGAAGTCAGTATTATTGAAACGCAGTTAGATAAATTAAACCTTGGCCTTGACAGCGTGATGCGTCAGGCATTAATTTCGTTCATTCATTCGATTGGCTGGGAGCCTTTCCTTTACAGTCACGTAATTGACTGCGTTGAAAACGAAGACTTCTGTGCTGCAACAGAAGAGATGGGCCAATGGATCTTTGATGCCGACCATCATGTCGTTGGAAACCTTCTGGACCGACGCAGGGAGGAAATTAATTTGTTCCTAGAAGACTTGGATGAACGCCCTTGGCCTTCTAGTGAAATACTCCTTGGCGCTTTCAGAAATTATTCAGCTTCTCAGCATGAGATCAACGCAATTCAGAAGCTGGAAGAAAGGATCAGTCCTTACATCCTTTCTGAATTTGCCAATGAGTTTTGCAGTGGCAACAACCAATGGCTAGACAATCCCGCAAAGGACTACGATTCGGTCTTTAGCAGCTAGGCTTAGAATAAATGAAAGAAAGCATGAACAGCCGAATGGAGCGTTCAGTTGAACCACGGGAATTTGAACTTCCCTTAGAGCTTCAGTTCTCCATGCGCAAAGCTGAGCTTGCGGCCCAAGAGATGACCTGGGACGACCTGTATGCAGCTCTCCTGAACCTCTACCATCAACGCCTGATGGAATGGTATGCAGTCAAAGAGATCATGGCGGCTGAAAATATTGAGATTGACTTCGACATTCCCACTGACCTGGAACTAGCAGAACTCGCCGCCGCATGTATATACGACGACGAGGACGAGGATGAAGACAATCTTCAGCCGTTCTGAATTTCGTCAATCAGAATAATGCGGTCCAGGTACCACTTGGCTTTCTTCAGTGATTCTGTACTGCCTTTGTGGCGTTCGCGCCAGGTGTACTTTAAATTGTTGCCTTTGCAGTAACCACGAAATTCTTCGGCAGTCAAAGCTGCTTCAATGGCATCAATGCATTCAATTTCGCCATCAGTGTAGTGCGAAGGATGATTTACCAGATCTTCCTGGACCACAGGAGTAGTTTTTTTGGTGTCCCAGGGAACTGGGCAAACACCATCCTTGCACTCAGTCGACTCGCTGATTATCGGCGCAAACCACGGCGCTTCAGAGATTCTTCCATCATCTCCTCGTTCGGTCCCCCCAGGGCCAGCACTAACGCCTTGGGTTTCGGTGATGCTCCCATCTCCAGACCCTGTTCCATTGTTGGAATATAGCCCGTTGCTCCAGGCCGTCCCCCCTCGAGTGCCAAGTTTGTCCGTTCCCTTCCGTCCTGACATAGGGTTAACCCTCTGTTGTACATATCCATTAAGGGTACATCATTTTCTTCGTTGGCGAGAGGTGCGCCAAAATCATCTTCATCAAGACAACGACACTGCAGTTCGTCTTGAACAAAGCTATCTAAAAAACCAGCGGCTCCGTGCATGGTAGTATCTGGGCTTGATTTATTCCTACTACAATCATACTATGGCAGATTTATTTAACTCTAATTACGATCCTCGGCAGCTATCAGGAACTTCTGGGGCTGAGGTATCAGACTTGCGTCCAGAGCAAGCGTATGACACTGACCTCAGGCGTGTAGACGAGAGTGAAAGGGGTTCAGCAGAATCTTTGAACGACAATCAAAATCGTGTTGCCAAGTACATGCGTGCTGCCAAAAGCGCAGGTAAGTTTCGGCAAAGTGCTGGTATTGACGAGCCGAGCATCCGAGGTAAAACTCCACGGTCGGAAGCCT